GCTCCAGCGGCACCTGCAGGCACTCCAGTGGGAGGTGTTGACGATGAAGGCAATGTTATGCCTGGATTTACACAAGATGAACAGGGCAACGTCGTTAAAACTGATCCAAACTTTGTAGAACCTGCTACACAAAAATTAGCGCAACAAGGTCGCCAGGCTGCAAAAGAAAAACAATTTGCAGCATCACAGGATCAAGCAGATGCAGATATGGGTAAAGCAATGACTGCTAACGCACAAGCAGCTAGGGAAAAAGAATTTGCAGCATCACAGGATCAAGCTGATGCTGACCTTGGTCAAGCAATGACTGCAAATGCAGCTGGCGGTCCAAGCAGTGTAAATGCACAAGGTCAGAATGTAACTACGCCTGCTGGCATTAATCCTGAAACTGGTGAAAAATATGATAGCGTAGCAAATGCTCCTTTACAATTACCACCAGGTGCAGCTCCAGAACCAGGAATGACTGTAGCAGGAGGCGCTGCGGCAAAACCGTCGGGCGGGGCTGCAAAACCCGCTGCATCTAGTGGGGGATACACTGTTAAACCTGGTGACAATCTAACAAAAATTGCCAAAGCAAATAATACCACTGTCGATGCTATCATGAAGGCAAATCCACAGATCACTGATCCAAATAAAATTATGGCAGGTGGTAAACTATCACTACCTGGAGGTGCAGCTAAACCTGCGGCACCACAAAAGGGACCAAATGGAGAACCTGCTGTGAAAGATCCAAGAACTGGAAAAATGGGATATATGAAACGTACAGGAAGAACCGCAGCATTTGTACCATTTCCAGAAGCTGGAGGTGCAGCTAAACCTGCTCCAGCTGCTTTACCAGGAAAAGCAGTACCAGGAGCCGGTAACATAAGTGATGTTCCTATGCCAGAATCTAATGAACTGGCTCGAATTAAATCACTGATCAGTTATAGATGGTAAAAGAAAACCGCCCTAGGGCGGTTTTTTAATGCCAATGAAATTGATAACAATGCCTCAGTTCATGACCAATTGTATGCACTGTGGTTTTACGTGCAGTAATGATAGTACACTTAGGACCGTCCCAAAAACTACATCCCTCTACAGCATAACCAAAACTCTGTCCTAGTCTTTTTTTGGATTCTGCTGCACAGGCTGCTGTTACATTATCAACCACTAGCCATGTTAGTTCTATAGTTTTATATGCATTTTTCTTTGTATCAAATAATTCTTCAGGATTAAATGATCTTGCATGAGCAACTAAAATTTGGCTAGCAATAAAAAGTGCTAAAATGATTTTTTTCATTTTGGACCTTGACAGGTAGTTACTAAGTATGTATAATACAACAAAGGAGAAGCTATGTCAACCAGGATATATGGGCCCGAAGAACGTGCCAAATTAGAACGACTGATCACAGAGGGCCAAAATATTTTACGCGAAGTTGAAGATCTTCAAGAAGGACTTAAAGAAACTGTAAAGGCTGTGGCAGAAGAACTAAATGTCAAAGCTAGTATTATCAACAAGGCAATCAAAATTGCACATAAAGATAATTGGAAATCTCATGAAGAAGAGTGGAATGAGATTGAAATGATTCTTGGCGTCACAAAAAGATTGCCGGAAAATTAAAGATGCAAAGAATAATCGAATTTTGGACTAATTCATATCAGAGCGACAGAATAGCTTTTTGGTTTGAATTGATTAGTTTTATTTTTGCCATTGGATCTAGTCTTACATTAGCGTTTACAGCCAAGAACCCCAACATGGCCCTAGTCTATCCAGGGTTTTTAATTGGCAGCATAACGGGTGCTTATGCATTTTTGAGAAGAGGACTGGCATGGCCGTTGGTGTTGACTTCTTATTTTTCCTGTGTCAATGTATTCGGTTTCGGCCGGGCAGTGAGTTGGTGGTAATAAATAATTGCTGTATAAGGCAGGCGAGGCCATAAACCGCATCTTAGGTATTTGCAAGCCACAAATTGCATAGGAGATAAATTTTGTATGTAGATGCTTTTTTCCAGCGTGACGCTGATATTATCAAGGTTGTAGAACGCAACACAGAAGGCAAGAGAATATTTAAAGAATATCCTGTACGCTATACCTTCTATCATGAAGACCCACGTGGCAAATTCCAAAGTATATTTGGTGAATCTCTAAGTAGAGTAATCTGCAAGAACAGCAAAGATTTTCGTAAAGAACTAGCCATTCACTCTAGCAAGAAACTATACGAAGCAGATCTAAATCCAATTTTTGTCTGTCTCAGTGAAAACTATCTTAATCAAGATGCTCCTAAACTAAATGTTGCATTTTTTGACATTGAGGTAGACTTCGATCCGGAGCGAGGTTATGCGTCGCCAGATGATGCATTCATGCCCATAACCGCTATTGCTGTGCATCTGCAGTGGATGGATACCTTGATCTGCTTGGTAGTTCCTCCTAAGGGACTAGGACTGATAGAAGCACAAGAATTGGTGAAAGATTTTCCAAACACACACGTCTTTGAAACTGAAGCAGAACTGTTAGATACTTTTTTAAACCTAATACAAGATGCAGATGTCCTGAGTGGGTGGAACTCCGAGGGTTATGATATCCCCTATACTGTAAATCGCGTGACTAAGGTGTTATCTAAAGATGACACTAGACGTTTTTGTCTCTGGGATCAATATCCTAAAAAACGCGAGTATGAAAAGTTTGGCAAAACAGCAACCACTTATGATCTCATAGGTCGTGTTCATTTAGACAGCCTTGAACTTTATAGAAAATATACCTATGAAGAACGCCATACCTATAGACTGGATGCCATTGGTGAAACGGAGATTGGAGAACGTAAAACAGTCTATGAGGGCACACTTGATCAACTGTATAACAATGACTTCCGTAAGTTTATTGAATACAACAGACAAGACTGTGCTCTGTTAAACAAACTAGATCAAAAACTTAAATTCTTAGATCTCAGTAATAAACTTGCACATGAGTGCACCGTGCTTCTTCCAACCACAATGGGGGCAGTCGCAGTTACTGAACAGGCTATCATCAATGAATGTCATCGTAGAGGATTTCAGGTGCCTGGTCGTCATAAGCGGGATGACAACGAGGACACACAGGCAGCAGGTGCCTACGTGGCCTATCCCAAAGAAGGTCTCCAAGATTGGATTGGATCGCTAGATATAAACAGTCTGTATCCAAGTGCGATTCGTGCGCTAAACATGGGGCCAGAAACTATCGTAGGCCAGCTACGACCAATTAATACCAAACAGTACCTTGATGATCAAATGACTCTTAAAAAGAAATCTTTTGCGGCGTCATGGGAAGGTATGTTTGGGTCGTTAGAGTATGAAGCAGTGATGCGTAAAGACAAAGCCTTCGATATAACTGTAGACTGGGAAGATGGTGAATCTCATGTTCTCAGTGCTGCTGAAGTTTATAAATTGATTTTTGACAGTCATCAGCCGTGGATGCTAAGTGCAAATGGTACCATCTTTACCTATGAGAAAGAAGGTATTATTCCTGGACTACTAAAACGCTGGTACGCCGAACGCAAAGAAATGCAGGCGAAATTAAAAGAGTCAATTACCGCTGCTAACAAGGTTGAAGAAGAATACTGGGATAAACGTCAGTTAGTAAAAAAGATCAATCTAAATTCTTTATATGGAGCTATTCTCAATCCCGGATGCAGATTCTTTGATAAAAGAATTGGGCAAAGTACCACACTTACAGGCAGACAGATTGCCAAGCACATGGCTTCAAAAGTCAATGAAATCGTTACTGGTGAGTATGATCATGTGGGTCGTGCTATCATCTATGGCGACACTGACTCCTGCTACTTTAGTGCTTATAAAACATTGCAAAAAGACATAGACAAAGGCGCCATACCTTGGACTAAAGAAACTGTCACCCAACTCTATGATCAAATAGCTAACGAAGTCAATGGGACATTTCAACAATTTATGTTGGATGCTTTTCACTGTCCTAAAACGCGAGGTGAAGTGATCAAGGCTGGTCGAGAAATAGTCGCATCAAAAGGTCTTTTCATAACTAAAAAACGTTATGCAGTTCTGTACTATGACAAGGAAGGTAAACGAATAGATAAAGACGGTAAGCCCGGAAAAATTAAGGCCATGGGCTTAGATCTTAAAAGGTCTGATACTCCAGAATTCATACAAAACTTTCTAAGCGATGTACTTGAACGTGTGCTCACAGGCAGTACTGAAAAAGATGTTCTGGACTTTATCACACAATTTAGAATTGATTTCAAGGCGAGGCCAGGCTGGGAAAAAGGATCACCCAAACGTGCCAATAACGTAACAGAATATCAACATAAAGAGGAACGTCAAGGCAAGGCCAATATGCCGGGGCATGTAAGAGCTAGCATTAATTGGAATACCTTAAAACGCATGTATCATGACAAATATTCCATGAGTATCGTAGATGGTTCAAAAGTCATTGTGTGTAAATTGAAAGACAATCCCTTAGGATACACTAGTGTGGCTTATCCGGTAGATGAATTACGACTGCCAAAATGGTTTCAAGAATTGCCATTTGATCACGCCGAGATGGAATCTACTATCATTGATAACAAATTAGAAAATCTAATTGGCGTTCTTAATTGGGATATACAGAGTACTGAAGAGAAAAATACATTTAATAAATTGTTTGACTTTTCTTAAAAACCTAAATATAATCAACTTAAAAGGAAATAACATGAAAGATATTTTACAAGACATTATAGCGCACACATACTCGCTGGGATTTCTGCCTTTAATCAAGGTCACAGGGTCCGGCACAGAAACTGTTATTGAATCTCTAGCCGAAGATCGCACAGTAGTCATGGATGCAAAGACACACAAAAATGTGGATGAATTTGAAGGCGTGTTCGGCATGCCTAATTTAGATAAATTAAATTTACATTTGAAAAATCCCGAATATAAAGAAAATTCTAAAATCACAGTAATCACAGAAGTACGCAATGGCAAGGATATGCTTACAGGTATACATTTTGAAAATGCCGCAGGAGACTTTGTCAACGACTATAGATTTATGGTTGCAGATATTATAAACGCCAAGTTGAAAACTGCTAAGTTTAAAGGCACAACTTGGGACATTGATTTTCAGCCCAGCGTCGCTAGTATTCAGCGATTGAGATTACAGTCGCAAGTACACACAGAAGAAAACTTTTTCCAGGTAAAAACAGAAAACAATAATTTAGTTTTCTTTTTTGGAGATGCTAGCACACACGCAGGCAGTTTTGTATTCCAATCAGATGTCAAAGTAAAATTTAAAAATAATTGGGGGTATCCGGTTACCCAGGTCAACGCTATATTGGGTCTCGGTGGTGATATTACAATGTTTCTAACAGATCAAGGTGCCATGCAAATTACTGTTGACAGTGGACTAGCCAGATACAACTACATTTTGCCCGGACAATCTAAATAATGAATAAAAATCTTACTGCATCCCAGAACGACTATGCAGTATTCTTGCCTGCTACATCTGGATTTTATGCCACGTTTATAGGCAAACAACGTTTTTCAAATTATGTCGATCCTGGACGTATTCCAAAATGTTTTACCAGCGGTGTAGAAAGTCTTAATTACTTGGAACCAGACAAGGGACTATTTTATTATAATTGGTGTTTATATAGTGCAGGTCATGCTAATTTAGATCTGAACAAACGTGATGATAGCGAGGATATGTTTCGTAATCGCGATCGTACAACATCATGGGTCTTGGGAGATAGTGGTGGCTTTCAGATCGGTAAAGGAGTTTGGGAAGCGGACTGGAAAGATCCTAACTGTCCTAAAGCACAAAAGAAACGTAGCCAAGTGTTGACATGGATGGATACACTTATGGATTACGGCATGATTCTAGATATCCCAGCTTGGGTAGCTAGATCTCCAGCGGGACAAAAAGCCACTGGCATTTCTACTTACGCAGAAGCTGTGCAGGGCACTTACATTAACAATGATTATTTTATTCGTAATCGCAACGGTAATTGTAAATTCCTAAATGTCTTACAGGGTGAAAATCATACAGATGCAGAAGATTGGTATCAGCGCATGAAACACTACTGTGACCCAAAGAAGTATAGCAATCACTTCAATGGATGGGCTATGGGTGGTCAAAACATGTGCGACATACACTTGACCCTAAAGCGTCTAATAGTATTAAGATTTGATGGATTGTTAGAAAAAGGCAAACAAGATTGGATGCACTTCCTAGGAACATCAAAATTAGAATGGGCCTGTCTTCTAACAGATATTCAACGTGCGGTAAGGAAATATCATAATGAAAACTTTACTATAAGTTTTGATTGTGCATCACCATTCTTAGCCACTGCCAATGGACAAATTTATATTCAAACTGAAACTGAAGACAGAACTAAATGGGTCTATAGGATGGTTCCGTCAGCTGATGACAAAAAATATGCTACAGACACACGTCTGTTTCAGGATGCCGTCATCCAAGATGGTATTTTTAAGTATTTCCAATCTAGCCCTGTGATAGATCAATGTAGCATACAAGATATATGTATCTATAAGCCTGGAGATCTAAATAAGATAGGTAAAGAAGGTCGAACAAGTTGGGATAGTTTTAGTTATGCGATTCAAATGGGCCATAATGTATGGGCGCACATTAACGCAGTACAGGAGGCTAATCGTCAATATGACAAAGGCATTACTCCGGCCATGTTAGTGCAAGAAAAATTTGATCAGATATTTTTTAAGGATATTGTCGAAGCAATATTTTCCACGAGCAATAAAGCAACAGCGGAGGCGGTTGTTGAAGAATTCACTAGATATTGGATGAGCATTATCGGCACGAGAGGTATGACTGGCAAGAAGACTGTGAATTCGACTACAAACTTTGCCAAATTCTTTGACGAAGTAAGCGATAGTCCTGTACAATTGGATCATGGTGACGAGTTCACTGTCGAGGAAGAATCTAAATTAGACCAGCTAGAATTACAGGTAAAAAAATGACCTTGCCTGATGAACGTTACCGTGCTGTTAAAATGGCTGAAACCTTGCTTAGAGATTTATGTGATTCTAGTGTCACTCCTAGAGTTCCAAAAATTATAAGACAACGTGCAAGCGCATGTCTTAGGCACTATCCAAGCACGTGGGATCTACAACGCGCTGCGGCAATGGCGCCTGATGTGTTCCAAGAACGTATGGAAGAAGTAACAAGATTATTCAAACAATACGAGCAAAATAAAAATGAAGCGTGATTATAATACTGGTCAATCGGAAGATACTGTATTTTTCATTGGCAGAGAAGTTGAGCACACTCCTGCATACGGAATGAAAACTCTATTTGTTACAGGAGTTCAATCTGTTGACGCCATTGATTCTATTCTAACTGATCAAAATTCACATATCAATACACAAGAACATATACGTCATATATTCTTTGGTGCTAACCATAGTTTCAATCCGCAAGGAAATCATGAACACGAACAGTGGGAAACTATGATCACCTATTTTCTAGAACAAGGCTATTGGTGTTCGTTAGACATTCCTATGAATCAAGTAGTAGAGTTCAACGACGGTGGTCTCAGCGACTACGATCATTTCATTGCGCAGATCCGGGTGCCAATTCCTTACATCAAACTTTGGAACTACAACACGATGATCAAGATCGATGATCGAGATTTCAAGGCAACGAATCCAGGTGTGTGGTCCCACAGTCTACACGCACTTATGGATAGATCAAAATTTACAGACTGGTCGCAATATAAGAATGACATTATAATAAAGTAAGTGATTCAATTATGAACATAACTAAATTATCAGGTACAGAGGCAGGATTTGAAACTATCGTGATCAAAAAGAGATGTTTGTCACCCAATGATTTATTTTGTCTAGAAATCATTGGCGTGCAAAAAAATCAAAGAGGCGAAGAATTGCTAAGATCCACTTATCAATTTTTCATGAATGAACAGCAGTTGAAAGAACTTTCAGAGACTTTAGTACAATGACTATACCCCACACACTGTAAACCTACGAGGAAGCATAATGACTGAAGACCAAGCAGACTCCCTAATTGAAATACTAGTAAAACAGACCCAATTACTAGAAAGTATTGATTGGAAATTATGGGAAATTTATAAAAACCTAGTACCACAAACACAGGAAGAAAAAGAGTAATATGATTACTCAATGGATATTGTATATTTTTATGCAAGGACATATAATAGCTTTAGATCAGTTTAGATTTGAACAAGATTGTCTAAATACCCTTGATAAAATCAAGACAAAATTTGAAGAACAGAATATAAAACTAGTTTGGTGTGAAACTGCTTTAAAGAAAAATATTTTATGAAAATTCAACAAGACATCCGTCCTAACAAAATGATATGGGTAACCTTCCGCAAAGAAGGTATACACAAGTTTCCGGCGGCCGCAATTGATCCAAAATTAGCAACAGGAGATGAATATGATGTATCGTTTTTGGCTAATCCCCATCGCCATATTTTTCATTTTAGGGTATGGCTTAGTGTCACCCACAATGACAGAGATGTGGAATTTATACAATTCAAAAGATGGTTGGAAAAGTTGTATTCTAGCAACCAAGGTGTATTGTCGCTAGATTATAAAAGTTGTGAAATGATGAGTGATGATTTATACGCTGAAATTCACACAAAGTATCCAGACCGTGAGGTCTGGATTGAGGTCTCCGAAGATGGAGAAAATGGTTCATTTATCAAGTACTAAAAAGGACTAATATGTCTAATAACTACAAGAATGTTTCTTACTTCAAATCTCGTCCAGACGTAGTGAAAATTTTTGATGAGTTGGAAAAACTGTTGGATTTTTGTAGATTCAACCTGTTGCCATTTAATGAGGCAGATCTTAACAATAACCGCAGTGCAGTGTGGCGTGAGTTTGAAAAATCAAAACGTGGTTATAAGGATAATGACAATAAACAGCGCGAATCAAGAAAACAGCCTCGCCGGGGCGCTAATGATAGAAACGCTCAACGATGATTTATGTTGTTGATTTAGAGGCAGTAGAGACACGCTATACAGCACAATGGAAGGAACATGTTCCCAAAATTCTTAAAAGGGCAGGACATGAAATTCAAGTTATCTCTGGTCCTGAAGATATTCCTCGTGCCACTACTCCTGGTGCCTTTCTCAATTTTGGCGGCACTAATATCTATAAGTCTAGACAAGTTGAGGAATTTAGTCGCCTATTTACATCCGGAACAGTTAAGCCTGGCGATCATTTTTTGTTTACTGATGCTTGGCATCCTGGCATCATAAATTTGAAATACATGAGCGAACTTCTTGGCACTCCTGTCAAGATTCACGCACTGTGGCATGCAGGCAGTTATGACCCTGCTGATTTCTTGGGACGCCTGATCGGTGATGCTCCCTGGGTGCGTTATGCTGAAAAGTCATTCTTTCATGCCATTGACTATAACTATTTCGCAACAGACTTTCATATTAAAATATTCGTAAGTAATCTATTAAACAATGGCATAAGTGGGGAAAATCCATGGTTCGAAGAAGACTTAGAAGAAGCACTTAGCGGCAAGTTTAAAAAAATTATCCGTACAGGATGGCCCATGGAATATATGGACACAGTGTTAACTCCATATAAAAACATGCAGAAAAGAGACTTAATCTTATTTCCACATCGTATCGCCCCTGAGAAACAAGTAGAGATCTTTCGTGATCTCAAAGAACATCTACCACAATACGAATTTGTTGTGTGCCAGGACCAGCAACTGACAAAAAATGAATATCATAACTTGTTAGGCGAGGCAAAAATGATCTTCAGTGCCAATTTACAAGAGACATTAGGTATCTCATGCTATGAAGGGGCTGTTGTAGAAGCTATTCCTTTCGTGCCAGATAGGCTTAGTTATACAGAAATGTACTTTGCTGACTTCAGATATCCTAGTGAGTGGACTGAAAATTTTGATGCGTATCAAATGAATCGATCCAATATATGCCAGGCGATCACACAACAGATGGATAATTATAAAACAAGATTGTCTACTCTACACAAGCAAACGGAGGCATTATATGAGCGATTCTTCTCAGCCCAAAGACTCGTTAACAACTTTTACAATTGAATCTATTAATGTAGACGATATACTTAAAGACTGTATGATACACTCGTCTGGTACTGGAGTTTCATCAGATTTACTTACAATTACTTCTGGTACTGGTTGTGGAAGTATAACCTTAGATCTTAACAGTTACGCGGCAGGTCCTTCTATATCTACTTATACCGCAACAGATACTATTACGCTGACGGGATTGGGTCCCAATGGTAGTGATAGTAGTCATTTTACGTATAATCTTCCAGAAGAATGGAAAGATAGTTTTCCTGACTGGGATCGAGTTAAAAATATGTGTGGACAATATCCTGGATTAAAAGTGGCCTTTGACAATTTTCGTGTGTTTTATGAAATGGTAAAAGATGATTATGATAATCCAACTCCTAAAAAATAAACTTTCAAACTGGCTGGAATCTACCGGCCGTAGAAGAATAATTATGGACCGTGTAGACTATGAACCGTATCTAGAACGGTATTATGTGTTTCTTATGGACAGAAAATGGTTTCCATTTAATGTGTTTATACACAAGTTTCTTAAGTCGGATCCAGATGATGTGCATGACCATCCATGGGCTTATGCTACGCTAATCCTAAGAGGTGGCTATTGGGAATGGACTCCGATATTTGATTCTTTAGGACAAAAAATTGGAGAAACTAAACATTGGCGCGGGCCTGGACATTTTAGAATTTGTTCCGCAAATAGTTATCACCGTATTGAACTTCAAGATGGTGTCGTTGCCTGGACTTTATTCATGCCTGGCCCACATAAAAGAGAATGGGGTTTCCTTGTAAATAACAAATGGATGCAACACAATGACTACTTCGACTACCGCAAGTCATCTGTACAGCAATAGTTATTATATCGCGACCCGAGGTGTGGGTGACTGTACGAACACTGGATCTCAAACGAACTACAGCTTAAGGAATATTACCGGCTACAGATCCTATCCAACTACTGGTGATAACGAAACTCCTACTTTGAAAATTGACGGCAGTATTTTGATCAATGGCAGAGATTTAGAGAAAAGATTAACCACAATTGAAAATATGTTAATGATTCCTGAAAGAGACATATTATTAGAAAAGAAATATCCAAAACTTAAAAAAAAGTATACAGAATATATGAAATTATTATCTAGCTATAGGATGTGGGAAAATATAAAAGGAGATACAAATGAAGGATCAAAATAGAATATTGTTTTTAGAAGAAACCCACAGAATACTACATTTAGAAGTTAATAGACTAACTGAACATGATCCATTTAATCCTGCAATTATAGATCTTAAAAAACAAAAATTGAAGATCAAAGATGAAATTGAGCAATTAAAAAATAAAATTTACCACCATGACTGATTTAGAAAAGGCACTAGATGAAAACAAAGCACCGTGGAAAGAAATCGAATTCAGATCAAAAGACTTTTGGATCTTCAGAGATGCTTATCCGGTTACCGAAGGGCATTTGTTATTTGTGCCAACCCAAGAGAAAAGTGACAACCTGTGGGCCTGCTACAGAGCTGCATACAAATGGGGCTACGATGGCGTTGAAAAAGAACGGTGGGATGCTTTTAACATCGGGCAAAATGTTGGCGAAGCTGCTGGGCAAACCGTAATGTATCCACATGTTCACATGATTCCAAGGCGAAAAGGAGATATGAATGATCCAAGAGGCGGAGTTAGGCACGTCATACCAGAAAAAGGCAATTATAGAAAAAAAGTTTGATTATATAGTAAGAATAGAATGGAACTATCAGACTATTGATTGGTGGAATGAAAGTTGTGCTATGGTAATGCAAGTTTTCGGGTTGCCTGGGAATAGATTCATCTATCATTCTTCTGAAGACTATATGCAATTTCGTTTCCATTCTGAAAAAGATCAACAATTATGTAGAATTATGTTAAGCGAAAAACTATGAAATACCTATTGGGGGCACTGTTGGCCAGTGTATGTTGGTTATTGCTTTTATCAACCATAACCATTCCAGATACCAAAATTCGTATATATGATTGCGGTATGGCCGAATGGCACCCTGATATACCTAAGGACGTAAAAGAAGAATGCAGAAAACGATATCGGCAAAACAAACCCAATGTCTAATGTTTGAATGGCCCAAAATTGGTGTAATAGGATTGGGTCATGTTGGAACTGCAATTAAAATAGCCTATGAAGATGCAGGGCATGATGTTATCTGTATAGATATTGATTCTACTAAGACCACAGGCACTTACGCTGATCTATGCCAGTGCGAGGCTGTGTTTGTATGTGTTCCTAGTCCTACCAAAGATAATGGTGATTGCGATACAGAAATCTTAAGTGATGTCCTGTATTTCCTAAAAGATTTTAAAAATGTAATTATTTCTAAGTCTACTGCACCACCAGAGTTTTATGAAAAGATTAACACAGTCTATTCTAATCTAGTACATGTTCCTGAATTCTTGACAGCGGCCAATGCCAATAAAGATTTTTGCAGTCAGAAAAGTGTGATAATAGGCGGTTCTGTGCTTGCCTATCAACGAGAAGCAGAAAGAATATTAAAATCTGTGCAACCAATACAGGAGGCAAAATACACAGGCATAGGCGAAGCAGCATTTGTAAAATATGCCATAAATTCTTTTCTAGCAACAAAGGTTATTTTTATGAATGAAATGGCACAACTAGCACAAGCGCATGGTTACAAATGGAGAGATGTGGCTAGCTCATTGGCCATAGAGCCAAGGATTGGCAGCAGCCATATGCAGGTACCTGGTCCAGATGGCGAATACGGTTTTGGCGGTATGTGTTTTCCAAAAGATACATCGGCATTTGTAAAATATGCAAGAAAATTTGGCGTTCATCTTAATATTTTAAAAACAGCGATTAAGAAAAATACTTTATATAGGTTGCATAAATCTAAATAATATAGTATACTATGTCATCCACGACAAAAACTCGGAGAATATTAATTGATAGAAAAAGAAACAAAACGACACGGCACCGACGGAGATGCCGATATTAAAGAATCCTATCTTGCTGATATCATACGCAGTAAAATGAAACGTGATCAAAAACGTTTCTGGGCCGGAGACAATATCAGTGAATACATTCTGGATAAAAGGATGAAAGATCAGTTAATCGATGAGGCCACTGATGCATTTGAACTAGTGCTTGATCGACTTCTAATTGATAGACAAAACGATCCGAATTCAAAGGGCACAGCCAGACGCTTGGCTAAGATGTATTTTAATGAAATAATGGCAGGACGATATGATCCTGCACCAAATACAACATCATTTCCAAACGACTCACATGATCGTTACGAAGGCATGCTTGTTGTCCGTAGCGAGCTTCGTAGTATGTGCTCTCATCATCACCAACCTGTGACTGGTGTTGCTTATATTGGCATCATTGCTGCTGAACGACTCATTGGCCTTTCGAAATACACACGGATCGCTCAGTGGTGTTCCCGTCGAGGAACACTCCAGGAAGAACTCGCTAATGAAATTGCTAAGGAGATACAAAAGGCCACAGGAGCCAGAGATCTAGGTGTTTATATCCAAGCAACACATGGATGCTGTGAGAATCGTGGTATTATGGCGCATAGTTCTTTGACGCAGACTACCGTGCTTAAAGGTGCATTCAAGGATGACCAAGGTACTAAGAAAGAATTTTTTGATAACATTAAACTGCAACAGGAGTTTGCACCAAGATGAATAAATTGATTTTGACACACAGTGAACTTCAAAAATTAGTTCATAAAATTTGTAGATTGATTGCCAATAGTGGTTGGAGACCTGACTATATTGTTGGTATCAACAGGGGAGGTCTAGTGCCGGCAGTAATGATCAGCCATTACTTCGGTGTGCCAATGAAACCTTTACAAGTCTCTCTTAGAGACGGCGGTGAATGTGTCAGCGACTTGGCCATGGCTGAAGATGCATTTGGCTATCATCGTGTCGATGACTTACCGGGTTGCAGTAATCCGGCGCTAAGAAAAAACATTCTCATAGTCGACGATATAAATGACAGTGGTGCCACATTCAACTGGATCATCGATGATTGGCCATCGGGCTGTATACCAAATGATCCGATTTGGCAAAATGTATGGAATAACAGTGTGCGTTTTGCTGTGTTGGTAGACAACTTAGCCAGCAAGTGTAAAATTAACATGGCATACACAGGCATGGAGGTTAATAAAGCAGAAAAAGATGTGTGGATTGAATTTCCGTACGAAGCATGGTGGGAACAATGAGAATTGAAAACGATGTTAAATTAGATTTTAAAGATGTCCTTATACGTCCAAAACGCAGTACACTTTCTAGCCGTAAAGAAGTAGACTTAAATCGTTCATACAAATTTCGGCACAGCAAAACGGAATGGTCTGGCATTCCTATCATGGCTTCTAACATGGACGGCGTTGGAACACTAGACATGGCTCATGCTTTGTACGAACACAGGATGTTTACTTGTCTAGTTAAAAATACTACCATAGAATACTTTGACACCACTGTAGAAGAAATAGGCGGTAAATATTTTGCTGTCAGTACTGGTACTAGTGATAAAGATTTTTCTACTCTAAAGCAAATAATAAATGCCTATCCAGAAATCCATTTTATCTGTATTGATGTTGCAAATGGTTATCAAGAACGCTTTGGAGATTACGTTCAAAAGGTAAGAGAAACATTTCCACATTGCACAATTATTGCCGGCAATGTCGTTACCGCAGACATGACACAGGAGTTAATATTACGTGGAGCAGATATTGTTAAAGTGGGCATTGGCCCTGGTAGCGTTTGTACTACTCGTATTCAAACTGGCGTTGGCTATCCACAACTTTCAGCGATCATTGAATGTGCGGACGCTGCTCATGGTCTTGGTGGACACATTATTGCTGACGGCGGTTGTACTTGTGCTGGGGATGTCGCTAAAGCCTTCGGAGCTGGTGCAGATTTTGTAATGCTGGGCGGCATGTTGGCCGGTCATGATGAAGGCGGCGGCAAGGTAATAACCAAATATTTTAATGTCAAAGGCGAACAGTTTATCAGTAGTAAAAACAGAGATGGTTTAGACATCTATGATTTTTGTGCTATCAAAGAACAGTTCGTAGAGTTTTATGGCATGAGCTCAGACACTGCCATGGAAAAGCATCACGGTGGTGTAGCAGAATATCGTAGCAGTGAAGGTCGTACTGTTACTATTCCCTATAGAGGTCCAGTAAAATTCACTGTATTAGACTTGTTAGGTGGTCTCCGTAGCTGCTGTACCTATGTTGGGGCACCAACTTTGAAACAACTAAGTAAATGCACTACTTTTATCCGTGTAAATCGACAGATAAATGATATTTTTTTAAAGTGAGACAAAATAATGATAGCACCTAAATCTAAAAAGAAGGTCGATGTTGACAAACTTCCTACTACTTGGCCGATAGTCACCGTAGGTAGTCATAGCACCAGGTACGAATATGAGGACGGCAGGATAGAATTATTAACTGACTGGGATGCACTTAAACGTGATGTCCGAGAAGCCATTGCGGGTATAGAAAATAAACCAAAAGAGAAATCTAAACGCACAAGGAAAAAATAATGGCTGCTTGTGGAATGAATATCGGATCATCTTCAAACAAATAGTTGCTACGGACAATATTGTAAAATACTGACTAACAAAAAATTTAACAAATAAAAACAATGAACGATGACAAATTAGACAAGCTATATCAAAAATACTGGTTGATTCATAACCAAATGGTAGAAGAAGGATATCTACCATTTGAAATAGCCGGTATTCTAATAGCACAGGGTCTTACGTTCTATAAAACATTAATGACTGATGACGAATATCGGCACATGGTCGAAACTATCTATAATAGAAAAGATTCCGTTAAAAAAATAAACACAGGATTTTTACAATGAAGGCAACTGTGTCTAAGACCCAGGAAATCATGGACATTCTACAAGAAGAATGCGGCGAATTGATTGTTGCATTAAGTAAAGTTCGAAGATTTGGTCTTGATAATATGTACGAAGATAGTGGAACTCAGCGAGAACACTTGACTCAAGAAGCCGGAGATGTTATGCTCATGATATATCTTCTTGTTGAACAAGGTGTGTTTACCACAGAAGACTTGCAAAAAGCAAGAAAACTCAAAGAAGAAAAATTAAAAAAATGGTCTAACATTTATGAACAAGGTTAAAATTGCAGAAATATTTTACAGCATACAAGGCGAAGGACTGTATGCAGGAACGCCTAGCGTGTTCCTGCGCTCTTTTGGTTGTAACTTTCAATGTAGAGGGTTTGGTTTACCTTTAGGTCAACGCAGCACAGATCCCGAGGATATTGCTAAAGATATCTCTAAGTTTAAAATCTACGAAGAACTGCCGTTGGCTAGAACCGGCTGCGACAGTTATGCGTCGTGGCATCCTGCCTATAAAAATCTTAGCCATTTTATGACGCTTGATGATATTAAAATTAAGATGGAAGATCTTATTCCTAATCGCACATGGCGGCAAGGAAACAACGACATCCATCTTGTTATCACAGGCGGCGAACCTTTATTAGGCTGGCAACGTGCGTGGCCAAAACTCATTGAAGAGTGTGCAGGCAACGGGTTAGTCAATGTTACTTTTGAAACTAACGGCACTCAAGATCTAGATCCTAAATTTGCAGAATGGCTTAAACATCAAAGTGATGTTGAAGTCACATTTAGTATCAGTCCTAAACTCAGTTGCAGCGGTGAAGCATGGTCAGAAGCTATACAACCAATCGTTGTAGCCAGTTACAACGAATTAGGCACTGCCTATTTAAAATTTGTTGTCAGCAATCAGCATGATGTTGATGAAGTAAATCGCGCAGTTGAGCAATATCAAAAAGAAGGTTTTGCTGGCAATGTTTACCTAATGCCCGTTGGCGGTGTAGACAGTCTATATCATTTTAATACAAAGCAAGTTGCCCAACTTTCTATGGATAAAGGTTATAAATATTCTCCTAGATTACAAGTTGACATCTGGAACAACGCATGGGGTACATAATGAAGGAGATTACAATTACCCGTAGTCAGTTTGAAAAGCTCAAAGAAATTTTCGATACGAACAATGATGTTGATCATATTGTCTGGCGTGAAGAATCTACAAGTGGAATTGGGCCCAATGTCACTATAGAATTAGGTTCAAAGTCATCTGTGAAAATAGATAATACAGATTTGGAGAGTTGGTAAATGATAGAATTTTTTAAAAAACTGTTGGGCAAGCTGCCTGCAGATACTCTAACAGAAACGGCCAAGGAACAAGCTTCAAGAAAAGGTGAGCCGTGGATTAGAGTAATTGATACCAAGGTCAATGTTGAGAATCCAAGAAATGGTTTTTTTGAATTAGACTGG